CGGCCGATACGCTTCGGGGCCGGCGGATATTTCCCGCCCCACCGGTCGTAGCAAGACCAGATGTAAAGAGTGCTCTTCGAAAGATTCAGGAATTCCGCCACCTTGCCAATGGGCCAACCGTCCTGTGCTTCTATCTGCTTGGACATGATTCACCACGCTTCTTGGCGAGCAGGCCGCGCCAGTCCACGGTCGACGCCCACTCGAATACCCGCAGGCAGTCCGCAAAAAAAACGCGGAGAACATCGATGGAATCCAGATAGGAGTGCAATACGTCCTTCGCTTCCTTCAGGTCACCGAACGTCCATTCGCTCCAATCGGAATAGAACGAACCGGTCACCCCGTCGAACGTGGAATACGTCAGGTCGAACCACAAGTCGAACATAGGAACCTTCGCTTTGAACACCGTCAGGAACAGGTCGGCCTCATCGTTCGGATCACATACCAATTCCATGGGGAAGGAATGTCTGTAAGAGTCCGACACGATAGGGTGGGTGAGAGATAGACGAAGATTTTTCTCAGGGAGAACGCCGGCCATCACGCACCCGCTTTCTGACTGAGCTCATCCCATGCCCGGTCAAACAAGGGGCGATCTTCTTCCGTGTAGGCGTAGACCTGAATGATGTGACCGTTCGGCAGTGTCAGATCAGCGCGTTGTGGGTCTCGACCGTTTCGCTCTCGATATGCGGCCTTGAGCTTCTTGCCGAATGTGCCACTCTTCGATCGCAGCTGCTTGGCGCTCAGATTCTTCTCCCGTAGATAGTCCTGTGTGTACAGGGGACGGGTCTTCGGGTCGAGCTCAGGTAGTTCCCCCAATTCCCGTGCGATCACGATGCGCGTCTTCGCTTCGAGGAAATCCGGGTGGACGATGCCCTGCGAAGCCTTCAACAGTTCGACTTGCATCATGCGCTCATGGTGAGCCGCCTCAAGCAGGTGTTGCGGACGCTGCACCTCGTATCTGCCGGTGCGCATTACGGTCGGCACTAGTTCGTGGTTCACCCAACGCTGGAACCGGATGACCATGTTGCGCGTGGCCTCGTCCTTGACTGCGCCGGGGCGGCGATTGTTCAAGGCGTGGATCAGGCCGGGCAGCGTGATGACGCTCATTTCTTGTTCTCCTCCAAGGGTGGGCACAATGTGCCTACCCTTTTCATCGGAGTCAAGATTGCGCAACATGTCCTTCGCGCTCTCGTATGCGAGTTTCTTCGCGATGGGGCTGGCGACGAACACCGGCTCGTCGGTGTTGCAGTCCAGTGCGGTGACCTCCGTATCTTCGAAACGAAGGGTCTGCAATGCGTTGCTCATTTGAGACCACCGTCCTCTGCTTCCACGGTTTCTACCTGTTCAATGCTTTCGATGTTGTTGAATGGAACGATTGTCGTAAGGGGTCCATCGGAGGAAGACCCGTCTTTGCTGAGCCATTGGACTTCGTAGAACGCGAAGCCGACACCGGGAAGAACATCCACGTCAGCTGCGAACAGCTGACGGTGCCCCTTGAACCCGGTCTTGATTAACGTCGCCACGCAGGGGAAGTCGTCGCTCCACCATGAGGGAAGGCCGAGGGTTTCGATTTCCTTGTTGTCGGTTAGAATGGTGCTGTTCATTTGAACCTTCTTTCATTTGATCCCGGCATCCGTAGCGGCGGATGCCTTTTTTATTTCCTTGCTGTCCTCGGTCTCCACCGTGTTGGCGGTCAGCCAATCCTCGATGTCGCTTTGTCGGTACAAAACCGTTCGCGGCGTCGCCTGGATGTAGCGTGGGCCTTTCTTCTGGTAGCGCAGCTGGGCCAGATGATTGGGCTTGAGCCCGTAGTGCTCGAATACCTCCTTGGGGCTGAGTGTCGGGCTCATGGCGATTGCTGGCATTACTGAAACCTCCTTTCACAAGTTGTCGTTATGAGAACGTGATTAACAAGATAGCACAGAGTTCCAATATGACAACTTGTATTTTGCCTTTTGGCGTGTCGTGTTGTTAAATTGAGAACATGAGAATTAATGAAGCCATCTACGCTTATATAGATTCAATGAGAGCTACCAAAGGCTTGACGTTGGATCAAATTGCGACTGAAGCGAGACGCTATGGAGCGACTTGGACACCGGGATTCATTTCGGGCATGAAAAGAAATGCTTCTGCAGCCTCATTGTTCAACATGCTGATTCTTGTCAAGTCGTTGGAGTCGCTGACGGGGAAGCCTCTTGTGCTCTCCGATCTTTTTCCCGGAGAAGGAGAAATTAAACTAGACGGAGGGGGTTCGATCAGTAGAGAGGAACTCCGCAAGGCGCTGAATGGAAATCATTTTGAATTATTAGGAATTCCGCCCAAAAAAATGTCTGACGATCCGGTGATACAGCAGCTTAATCAGGCGTTGCTGAATTCTATTCCGAACATCATGGCAAAAGTGTCAGAATATCTAGTATCGACAGCGCTTAACGGACCAAGCAAGATACGTAATGAGATGACTCATCATTCTCCCACGTTATCCGAACAAAGAGCAGCTGACAAAGTCGGTATTACAGCACCTGCCTTTGCCGCAATCTGTCTTCTGCGATATGGTCGTTTTCTTGATGAGGAGACTGCGCGACGCGCTGGGCAGAATTCTTCGCCGCAAAAGCGAGGACGGGAGACCCGTGGAGTCATAGAAGAAATTGATTTGTGCATTGACCATATGATTAACGATGGGCCAATTGGTTTTCCTGCTTTGCAGGATAGCAACTCCACCGATTTAACAACTCATGATGACGAGCAGTCTCGTGTGGCTGAGACTCTCAATAAGCTCAGGCGCGGCGATCTCGATATCGCCGCCTATGAGGACGAGCACAAGTTTGATGGCGATGGAGACGACCCCGCATGACGGATCCGCTCCCGTTGTCGCCGCGCATGAGCTACGGGCAGATGCGCATGGCCCTGTACACTGTCGCACCCGACCTGCACGTGGCCAGCGCCCGCCTGCCCGGCAGATTGGACGGCGTCTACTGCCTCGCCACGAACACGGTGCTCATCGACCGGCGCATCACCTACACGCGCAAACGTTGCGCGCTCGTGCATGAGCTTGTCCACTGGAGACACGGGGATGATACTAGCAACGGTTGCCGCGGCGGCAAACTCGAGCAGAGATGTCGACGTGAGACCGCGATGCTGCTTATCAGCCCGGCCGAATACGCCTTGGCGGAACGCATGTATGACAGCAACCCTTACCAGATTGCCGCTGAACTCAACGTGACCGTCCAAGTCATAGAAGATTACAAGAACTGGCTGCACGAAAATGTAACCAATTAGAGAAAGAGAATCCGAAAATGGAGAAGAAGAAAACAGACTGGACCGGATTCGGCCCTATGATAATCGCAATAATCGTAGGCTTGTTTATTTGGGGACTGTGCACGAATTGGTGGTCAAACGACAGAGATTCATCGTCTCAGAGCAACTCATCGACAGTGACGGACGGACATGCCCTAGCGGCCTGCAAGAGAAAAGCAAACATCGAAGCCCCGCAGGGATTCGACTACAAGCTCAGCAACGTTGACATCACCAACAACAACGACGGAACGACGACCATCGTTTTCAGCGACGTCCTCGTCAACAACGCTGTGACGCAGACGATCCGCTGTGACGTGGGCGGCACGAACGACAATCCATCGGTACTTTCATTCGGCGCGATAAATTAGGAGACAGGACATGAGTACGGTGAAGAAAATGGCCGCGGTCATGATGTCGGCGTTTTTGCTAGCCTCGTCTGCAGCTTGCGGCGAATTCGCGAAAACGCATGAGCTCAGCAAACAGTCATTCGTTGACGATTACGGGTATTCGGAAGAATACTGGCCTTGGTCGGCGGACGATACGACCGTCGAATGCAAGGACCATAACGCCGTCGTCATGACGATCGATGGAACGACGTATCCGCTCAACGGAATGGCGAAAGATTGGAAATACGCCAACGGCGACCTGAACAACGTATGGAAAGACAACCCCGATGTTGACGGGTTGAAGGTTGACGTCAGCGATTACAACCACATAGCACTCGGTTTCTGCGGCATCGATTCACCGTCGCTACATGATTCGACCAATTAAAAAGAATTGCCCCGCCGGCGTTGCAGCACCAACAGGGCGAGTGAAGAATCCAGCTTGCTTATTGGAAAGGAGGACGCTTCGCCTCCCCATCATAGCCGATAGGCCTGGCGGAGCTATACCCGAAATGTCAGAAGAACGCGAGTGTGCTGCCGAAGTAGTTTCCGCGCTCCTGCGGGGTAAACTCCAGGGACAGCAGATGGTATTCCGGGTCGTCGGGATCCGGCCCCTCGTCCATGAATCCGAATCGTGTGAACAGGTCCATGCTGGGCTTGTTGCGCGGATCCACCTGGGTGAGCACGAGTGGCGTGCGGTTGAAACGCCAGGCATCGTCACGCAGGCGCACGATAACCGAGGAGAGCAGAGTGTCTCCGAGATGTGTGCCACGCACCTTCAAAGCGGTGGCGATATACGAGATCTGGTAGACGCCCTCATGCTCATCGGTCGTTTCCACGGCTACGCCGTATTCGCAGAAGCCGACCACGTCATCATGCAGGGGAATATCTCCGGATACGACAAGAAGCGTGCGCATGATCCCCTTCGGGGTCTTGCGCACGCTGAGGTCACGTATGTAGCGTTGCGGGTCCATCGCCCATTCGGGGCCTCCAGGTTCACAGCACAGGAACTGCCTGAGGGCCGTCTGATGGTCTCTGGAGCATTCGCGCTCAATGACGAGCTTCAGACCCATCGATGGTTTCCTTCCGGGCCTTTGCCCTGCGTTCCATGTAATGGCGGGCGCTGCGGGTCAGCTTCATCCATTTCTCGTCCACGGCGTTGCGTGGCTTGCCGTCCTCGGGCGGCACGTATGCCGGAATCGGCTTCACGCCGGTATCGGTCATGGTCATGGCCGTCTCCTTTCCGATTTTGGCGTAAAGAGAATATTTTATTAATTTCCCTGTTATCCGTCAAATCTCATTAAAACACATTAATACCAGTTAAAACACGTTAAAACCGAAAACAAGTATGAGCGAGTGAAAAAATCATGGCGAACATCACCAGATACAGGACGGCCAAAGGCGAAAACAGGTATCGAGTCCGCTATCGGAAACCCGACGGCACGCAAACCGACAAGAGGGGCTTCCGCCGCAAGATTGACGCGGAGACGTGGGCTGCGGAACACGTCACCATAGCCAAGGCCACCGGCAGCTACATCGACCCGGAAGGCGGCAAACAACGCATAGGCACGCTGCATGACCAGTGGATTGCCGAAAAGAAGCCGTTTTGGAAGGCGACTTCGGGTTCCAACATGGACAGCGCATGGAAATGCCACTGCGAGGCCAAATGGGCAGAACGGCAGATAGGCAGCATCACACACGCCGAAGTCCAGGCATGGGTCGGAAGCATAATCGATAAGTCCGGCGCACCATCCGTCAGCCGCCCATACCAGATCATGCAGGGCATATGCAGCATGGCTGTGCGGGACAAGCTCATCTCCTCCAACCCGTGCGACGGCATCGAACTGCCGAGACTCCCCAAACGCAAGGATCGCCGCATCTACCTGACCATTACCAGACTGCTGGCACTCGCCAACGAAGCGTCGAACTGCCGGAAGCTGGGAGAGGAGCGCCGGGCGCTCATACTGCTATTGGGCTTCTGCGGGCTGAGATGGGGCGAAGCGGCCGGATTACAAAGATGCGATCTCGACTTCGACGCCGGCATACTGCACGTGCGCCGCAACCTCGTATACGTCAACGCCAAATGGGCCGAGGGCACCCCGAAGAACCACGAACGCCGTGACGTGCCCATGCCCCGCATAGTCATGGACGCGCTCAAACCGATATGCGAGCAACGCGAACACGAGGAGCGCGTGTTCCGTGACGTGCGTGGAGGCCCTATCCGCAAGCAGAGCCTCGCCCGCGAGACGGGATGGTGGACGCACACGCTCACCCGTCTGGGCTGGAAGCGGGACGATTGGCCGGTGCCTCACGACCTGCGTCACACCGCCGCCTCGCTGGCCGTGCACGCGGGCGCGAACGTCAAGGCCTTACAGAGGATGCTGGGCCACAAGAACGCGAGCATGACGTTGGATGTGTACGCGGATCTGTTCGACAGCGATTTGATGGATGTTGCCCGTATGCTCGATGCTGCGGTGCAGGTGGAGACAAGCATGGAAAAATGTGGGCAAAATGTGGGCAAAAACATTTTGGAGCCCGTATGAAACCCTCAGAAACGTTGGAATCACGCCATTCCCGTGAATGGTGGTTCTTCAGCAAGTTGAAGGACGCACTGAGCTGAGAGCGGATGCGTTCTTGGCTCCCCCTCTGAGGGGA